TAGAAGTATTTGCTTCTGATCAAATGAAGCAATGGCAACAAGCCCTTGAAATGTACATCGCAGCTAATGATCCTGAAAGTTCAAAGAGAAGTCTAGCTACAGCCTTTACAAAAGCAAATGGTTATGCCGGTGGTATCAGTAAAACAGATATCAAAGCTAATGAAGCTGTTGCTGACAACAACTTTGTAAGTAAAGCTAAAGACAAGAATATCTCGGATATCCCAAGCTTTGTTGACTTTACTTTCTAAGGATCTAGTATGCCAGATCCATTCCTAGAAGGTAATAAAAACCTAGTCAATCAACTTGGATTACTTTGTACTTACAAGGTTATTCAACAAGGTGCTTACGATGTAGACACAAGCTCTGTTAGCACAACTACTACTGAGTATCAAGTAAAAGCTGTTCAAGGTAATCTTAGAAAGTCAGAACAAGAATCACCTAACTTTATTGGTAAACAATCTTGTGCTTTGTACATTCTACCAAGTGCTTTGTTTGTACCTAAACCTTCTGATTCTGTTGTTTATGATTCTGATAACCTAGAAGTTAAAGTAGTCATCAAGCAAAGGGGTCTACAAGGCTCTGTAGCGGGCTACAAGCTACTTTGTGTAAAGGGTTGACCTCATGGTTACCTTTGACTCAGAGGACTTCCAGAAGCAGCTACAGGACATTGCTAAGAGGTTTAGGGAAAAGCTTGAAAAAGGTACAGAAGATTTTATCTACAGAACAGCAGATATCTTGATTCAAAGTACACCTTATGGTGATGACAAGGTTTATCAGAGTCTTTACCTGAAGCGAGAAAAAGAAACAGGTCTTGCACCTTTTGCTGGTTTCTCTAAAGGTTCTTGGATCATGTCTTTTGGTACTCCTGCCTTTGTTGGTGCGATCGTTCCTGATAACAAATCAGGTGGCAAATCTCAAGCACGAAACCACGCTATTGCTCACGAGTTTCAATTAGGTGATATTGTATATATTACAAACTCAGTACCTTATATCGAGAAACTTGAAAAAGGTAGCAGTCAACAAGCACCCGAAGGTATCATGGAAATGAGCCTTGGTAAATTGGAAAGACTATATGGTCTAAATGTAGCTAGGATTCTTACAGGAGGAAAGAGGTAATGCAATATTTTACCCTAGAAGGATGTAAATGCAAGAACTACTGAACATTCGCAAAGCATTTGAAAAATCCCTGAAAGCTCTTGACCCTGCTTTTCCTACAGCTTATGAAAATACTTCATTTGAACCAGTTAAAGGTCAAGCTTATCAAAAGGTAAAGCTACTTCCCAACCCTCCTGATAACCCTACTTATGGTGATTTATTCAGGCGAGAATCAGGAAGCTTTCATATTTACCTTTGCTTTGATGCACATAAAGGTACAAACGATGCTTTTTTGAAAGCAGGTCAGATTCAGGATTTTTATCACAGAGGTAAAACTCTAACAGAGGGTTCACTAGAAGTTGTAATTCTAGGTACTCCACAGATCGCAGGTGCGATTACAGCAGAGGATAGGTACATCGTTCCTGTCTTAATTGAGTACTACTCAAACATCAATAGGTCAATTTAATAAAGAGGTATAATCATGGGAAAAATCGCTACAGGGGTCAAAAAGAGAATTGCATACAAGAAGGAAGGTGCTCTTACTTGGGGTGTTCTAGCTGGTCAAACAGGCAGTCAACAACTCCGCCGAGTAACTTCGCAATTCAACCTGAAGAAAGCAGTGTACGAATCAGCCGAAATTCGTATTGACTACCAAACCGCCGACATGCGACATGGTGTTCGTAGTGCTGATGGTTCTTTGTCCGGTGAACTGTCACCTAAGACTTACTCGGATTTCATGGCTTCGGTTCTAGCTAAGGATTTTGCTGCTGTTACTTCAGCCAGCCCTGGTGCTGTTACTGTAGCTGGTACTGGCCCTACTTACACCGTTACTCGTGCAACTGGCTCTTGGCTTGCTGATGGTGTAAAAGTTGGTACTGTAATTCGTTTTACTGGCTTGACCACTACTGCCGACAACGCCAAGAACCTACTGGTTACCAGTCTAACAGCTACTGTAGCTACAGTTGTAGTTCTGAATGGTTATGGTTTAACTGCTGGTGCAACTGCTACAGGTGCAGCTTATACTGTCCCTGGTAAGACTACTTTTGTACCCTTGACTGGTCATACTGATGACTCCTACACTGTAGAAGAATACTTCACTGATATTCTGCAATCAGAAGTCTACACAGGTATGAAGGTCGGTTCGGTTGCTGTCAAGCTACCTGCCTCTGGTTTCTCTACCGTGGACATTGCATTCCAAGGTAAGGATCGTGCTCAGACTGGTTCTACTGCTTACTTTACTTCTCCTGCTGCTCTGGGTTCTAATTCAGTTCTGGCTGCTGTAAACGGTAACCTAGTAGTTAACGGTACTCCTGTAGCTCTGTTGACTTCTCTGGATTTCAGTATCGCTCGTACTCTAGAAAATGCCGAAGTAGTTGGTTCTAACTCAGTAGCAGATATGTTCACTGGTCGAATCAAGGTAACTGGTAACTTCAGTGCTTACTTTACTGACGGTGTTTTCCGTGATTACTTTGACAATGAAACTACCGTTTCTCTGATCGCTACTATCGCCACTGGTTCTGGTGCTAATGCTGAATTCATCAGCTTTACCATTCCTAAGATCAAGGTTGGTTCTGCTGACAAGAATGACTCTGAAACGGGTCTGATGACTACTCATAGTTTCACTGCTCTACTGAATGACGTTACTACTAACGGCCTAGAAGCCACTACAATTCAAATTCAGGATTCACAAGCTTAATAGCTAGTATCTTGCTAAACCTCCTGGATTAACCTCTAGGAGGTTTTTCTTTGTCTAACTTCTTGACTATTAACTTTTCTTTTGCTATAATCAAACTTAGAGTCGCTATTCGGCGATTGTCTTAAACTAACATCAAAAGGAATTTATATGGCATTGTTTGACCTAAGCAAGAACAACTTCTCTACCAAGGCTGAAGCAGGTTACGAGTTTGAATTGGTTTCTCCTGAAACCTTTGAAGGCATGGGTGTGTTTATCACTGTTCGTGGTGATCACAGCCCAAAGGTGAAAGCTTTCATTCGTCGTAAGCACCAAGAGTACCAACAGAAAGAGGCTGTAGCCGCACGCAAGCGAATCCCTGTAGAACCTACCACAATCGAACAAGCTGAAGAGTTCGCTGTAGAGAGTGCAGTTATTCGTACAATTAGCTGGCGTGGTATGGGTGATAAGGGTGTAGAGATTCCTTTCAGCAAAGAAAAAGCTGAAGAGATTTACAGCACCGATGGTTACGAATGGATTCGTGAAGCTATTCTAGAGGAGTCTTCAAACCTGCGTAACTTTCTGTGAAGGTGACCTAGAGTACTGCCTGGTATTCGCAGATAACGAATACACCCTAGCAGAGACTCAAAAAGATGGTTGCTCTTACCGTGACCATCTGAAACTAATCGAAGAAAGATCAGGGAAGATTCAAGAAGAGTTGCACTTTGAACCTGTTCCTAACTCGTGCTTGCACGTATGGGAATGGTTTCTGCAACTTGACTCAAGTAGACAATCAGGGATGCAAGCTAACCCAATTAGCTTTTCTGATATGCAAGCGTTCTTTCAACTGCATAACGTACAACCGGATGATTGGGAAATCAGCCTTATAAAGCAGTTGGATAGAATTGCTCTGAAGCATCATAATAAACCAAGTAAATAGAATAACTAGAATAAATAGATCAACTGAGAATCTATAATTTGGTAACATAGATATCAATTAAGCTACCAAAGAGTAGTGTTTAGCCTTCGCAAGAGGGCTACTTTTAGCCCATTTTGTGGGCTATTCTTTTATGGTTCTTTCTCAGGAGTCATAAACGAATAGAAGATAGTTAACAATAACTAAGGAAGAAATATGCTAGAACTAGCAAGTTTAAAATTCTCGGTAGATACTAGCAGGTTGGAAGCTACCGCTAAGCTACTTGACACTGTAGCTCAAAAAGCTGGCGAGCTAGGTAAAGCTA